GTCACTCCCAGTCCTTCTGCTCGCTGTCGGGGAACACGAACTGCGCCAGCGTCGGGAACGTGATCATGTCGTTGTCCAACTCCAGCCCGATGACCGTCGCGTTCTGCCGACACTTCCCGACCTTGAGGTGGTACCCGTGCTCGTCGGTCCACATCCTTGCGTGTGCCTGCACCAGGTAGGGCACGTCCTTCATGCCGCTGAACTCGTACAGCCCGGTCTTCTTGTCGTTGATCCACTGCTCCTTCAGCCGGTGCGTCAGCAGCAGGTTCGCGTCACTGTCGTATGCGAGCTTGATCAGGCGTGTCATGTGCTGATTCGGCTCGGCGTACTGGTGCGGCATCACCTTCTCGAGCTTCCCGAATGCGGCGAGCCGTAGCAGTTCCCACAGTTCGCTGCCGGTGTCGATGACGATGGTGCGAGCCTGCTTGAGGGCTGTCTGGTAGTTGGTCTCGACTTTCGCCAGTTCCTTTTCAGCGGCCTCGATGACCTTGTCTTTCCCTCCAGTGCCGTTGAAGTCGAGCTTGACCGTCGCGACATAGATCGCCTTCTGGTTCTGGTAGTGCTCGACCACACCCTCCAGCCCGTAGTCGAAATTGATGAAGGCGATCGGGCCGGGAGCGGTGAGGGTGAAGCGGGTCTTGCCTGCGCCTTCCAATGCCTCGACACTGAGGATCAGCCGACGCTTGACGACGGATTGTGCGCGGGTGAAGCCGGGGAGAAACGGAGCGGAAGGTGGTGTTGGCATGGTGGAAGGGCAACTAGCACCTTGCGTACCACCTTCCGCTCGTGCGAACTACTTCTTCGGCTGTGCGACGGGTGGCGTGTCGTCCTTGATCGGGACAAGCACCCAGCCGTACAGCGGTGACCACTTCAGTTCAAACAGCGCATCGTCGCGAACCGGATCCGGCAGCACGATGGGGAGCGCAACCTGCGGTGGCGGGGTGCTCGGCGTCGGCGGCAGCGTGTTGTCGGGGCCGACAGGCGGGAACACCGGACCCTGCGACGGGTACGGCGGCTGGCCTCCCGGTGCAATCGGGTGCGTCGGGAATCCCGGTCCCGTCGAGGGGTACGGCGGGTTGTAGATCGGATGCGACGGGTACCCCGGTGATCCTCCCGGTGCAATCGGGTGCGACGGGTGACCGGGCGACGGCCAGATCCCGACCGGCGGCGACGGCCAGATGCCGGGAGGTGGACCTCCTGGTGCGATGGGGTTCGTCGGGAATCCCGGCCCCGTTGACGGATACGGGGGCTGTCCCGGCAGCGTGTTGTCGGGATAGCCGCCAGCGTCAAGGAACGTGATCATGGCGAGTCTGCTGTTCATGGTGTCTCTCTCTCCTACGCTGCGGGTGGTGGTGACGACAGAGCCTTCGCTTGATTGAGGAGCATCGACCAGTTCTCGATCAGTTCTCCTTTCGTAAAGGTGAAGTCCCAACTGAGGTACTGCGGCTCGCGATGCTGTGCGTAGTCGCCGTTGACGAAGAAGACGTGAAGCCGTGCGCGAAGCGTGTCGATCAGGTGGCAGTACGCTTTCATCTGCACCAGCCAGTGCCAGTACTTCTTGTCGTCAGGACAGCCGCGACTGCTCATCCACGTACACTTGATCTCCTCGATGACTGGTCCCTCCGCATCGAAGCTGATGCCATCAGGACTGCCGGTGACCCCGTCCTTCGTGAACTCTCCGGGCCGTAGCACCTCGATGCGTCGGAGCCGCCACGCCTCTTCAATCGCTCGCTCGACAGCGAACCCGATCTCAAACTTCACGGACGGATCGTCGGTGCCGCCAAAGCGTTCCGGCTCGAGACCGACGCAGATCGCCTTGATGAGTGTTGAGACGTGCAGCGTGTCGGAGCGCAGCGGACCCGGATCGATTTCCAGATCCGCCACACTCACATCGCGAGCGACGATGATCATCCGAGTGTGACCGTCGCCCCGTCGAAGGCGAACACCCCGTCTGCGACACTCTGCGTGAGGAACCCATCGTCGTACACGAGTTTGACAATGGCGTTACGGTCGGGATCGCTGCTCAGCAAACGGAAGGCTTCCTGCGAGAGCTTGGCGCGGGGGATGCTGCCCCCCTTCTCTGCGAGGATCGACATCACCGCCACGCGAGCCTTCTCGACCATGGCATCGTTTGGAGTGCCGTTCGCCGGCGCGGGACTGGCGACTGGGGCAGCGGCCACGGGACGTGGGCCAGGTGCCGCACTCTTCGCGACGGGTGCGCCTTTCGCAGGCTTCGCGGGAACCGCATCCCACGGCAGGCGCGTGATTTTGCTTACGAGCAGGTACGTCTTGCCTTCCTTCTGATCCTTCAGCCCTGCGCGTTTCGGTTGCGCCACCTGATTGACGTGAGCGCCGAGTCCGTCGAACACGCTCGCGTCAGACCCCAACTTGTCTTCGGGGAATCCGGCGTTCACGATGGACGCGATGAAGGCGAGTGCGTTCGTGTTGTTGTTGAGACCCGTGGCTCCCGCCTGCGGGATCAAGGTCTTCCCATCGGGCGACGGCGTCACCTTCGACGGGTCACCAGCGGAGTAGTACTGTTCGTGCGTGATGCCGTCTGCTTCCTCCATCGTGACCATGAGCGCCACCGCAGGCGCGGCCTTGCCCATGTAGTCCCAGATCACGAAGCGGCACTGCTTCAGTACAACGTCGATGTCATCGAGAAACCCACCGGCTTGCGCGTCCGATGGCCTGAGTGAAAGTGCTCCGTCCATGTTCACCTCCCTCGCGTAATGCGTGGCGAGCGGTGGAAGAGCAGGGTGCGTACCGCTTTTGATTTACCGACGAGGTGCCTGCTCTCTACGTGCGCGGATTCTCCCGGCTGGTACCCGGTCGAAAAATGGTGACGCTTCGACTTGACAACTACAGGCGGGTTGGGGCTGGCGGGATCGTGATGCTGCTGCGGAAGGCATCGAGGAACCACTGCGGAGCGAACGTGCGGTACTTGCTGATGAACCAGCGGACGTGGTCATCGAGGATGAACGTCTCGCACTGGTCGGTCTCGCTCCGCATCCCGCGCCCGACTGCCTGCACCAGGTCCTGCATCGCGAGGTACGCGGGGTAGGTCTTGTCCTTCACCGTGCGAGCTTCGATTACCGGCTCCCGCGAGTCGGGCCACGGCACCTTCAGGATGACCTGATACTCGCAGGCGGTCCCGGCGAAGTCGAAGCCGGTGGTCAGGCTCGGGCTGACCATGACGGTGCTCGGTCCTGCGCGGCGGAACCGTTCGACCGTCTCGCGGGTTGTCGCACGGTCATGCAGCAGCAGACGATGCCGGTGCTCGCTACGCTCATAGATGAGCTTAGCGCGAAGGTATGAGCCGGTGTGGATGATGCCTTTCCGGTCATCTCGAGCGGCGAGGATCTGGTCGAGCCGTGCGAGCCAGAGCCGGACGCCCATCGGATCGATGCGGTGATCGATGCGACAGGTGCTGATGTGGATGATCGGTCTGCGTTCCACGGGGAACGTCGAGGGCTGCACCAGCCAGCCCATCGTGTCGGGGTCCATGCCCAGCGTCTCGACGGTCTTCTTCGTCAACGTCGCGCTCGTCAGGACGACGTGCGGGATGCCCTTCAGCAGTACCTGCTCGACGTGAGCGCCGACGACGATCGGGTGGAAGCTGTAGTTGCCGGCGTCCTCGATGACGAGCCAGTCGTCGGGCTTGGCGATACTGAGCCGCTCGATCACGCGCAGGGTCTGGCGTTGCCCCCTGAGCTCGCGCATCTCGCCTGCGGACAACCGGCGTTCCTTCGCTTCCTTCGTCCACTCCTCGATCTTGCGGGTGAGCGGGAGCCGGTGCTCTGCGGCCCATGCGATCCAGACCACGGCATCGGTGCTCTCGGCGGATTCCAGGTCCACCTCGATCAACTGCCGGGGCGTCAGCGTCGAGGTCAGGAAGCTCGCCACCTCCTCCGGTGCAGCGTGGGCCTCATCGAGGATCAGGCAGTCGAAGTCACCGAGTCCTTCGCCCACTTGGGCCTGATGCATCCACGCCTGATAGTTCGTGACGAGGATCTTCGTGCGTCTCGCTTCGGCCACCGCATCGAAGTACAGGCATCCGAGATCGCGCCACGGGCAGTGCAGCCCGACCTTGCACGGGCCGACATCGCACTGGTTGTGCTCGGTGCGGTACTCGGCGTACACCGCTCCGTAGTCGAGCGCACGGCAGCGGTACGCCGTCTGGCCGCGCAGATCGTGCAGGCCGATGGTCGAGAAGCTCTTGAGGATCTGATCTTGGAGTCCTTTGGTCGAGGTCAGGATCGCGGTACGCCAGCCGGTGAGCGTGGCGAGTGTCGCGGCGACGAGGGACTTGCCTGCGCCGGTTGGGAGTACGAGTCCGTTGATCCGGTGAGGACTATCCGCGACGTAGGTAATGGCTTCGGGTTGCCCCGCTCGCCAGTCGGTGAAGGCAAGCGGGGCACCACACGCCACCGGGGGTGGCAGCATCGATCACCGGAGCGGAACGACGCCGGTCAGTAGCGCCGAGATGCAGAGCAGCAGGACTGCCACCCACAGCGGAGCGCGTCCGATGCCACTGAGGATGGTAACGATGAGCGCCGAGACGAGCAGCAGCAGTTGCACGGTGATCACCACAGTCCTACCCTCCTTCATTCGTTCACGTCGGGGAGCTTGCCCCAGGCGAGCGGGATGACGAGCCGCTTGTAGATGCCCGGTCG